TTAAAGATAGAAATGGTATATACCACGCAATAGGAATTGATGATGGTATCGACTTCACGGTTGCACAAACAACTGGAGGAGCAAAAGGAGAAATGAACGGCTACACACTTACAGGGGTTTCTACAACTGGAGCGTTAAGCCCGAAATTAGATAGCGCAACAGTAACAGCGTTTTTAGCTTTAATAGATTAGATTAGATTAATTTAAATTAATTACCCCTTTTTCAAAACAAAAAGGGGTTTTTTTTATTATAATAATATGAAGATAGTTAACCCAGCAAATTCAAATCACGATATTATACTTATTCCAAGATATTACAGCTATGAGAATATAGTATTATCGTTTAATAATGAGACAATTGCTTGCACTCACGCCCTTAGTGACGGCTTATTAAGCGTTAATTTTGATTATAATTTTGTTGAGGGTGATAAATTTAAGATAAAAATAAAAGATAGCGGAGAGGTTTTATATAATGGGATGATTTTTGCAACTTCCCAAGACCCACAAACGTTCAAAGCTTCTAACGAATTATACTATTATGAGTAACGATATAAGATTATTGCAATTAAGCAACTATGTACGCCCGAAATTAGAGGAGAATAAGGCTAAAAATTGGGTTTTAAACGGTAAAAACAATAGTTTCTATCAGTATGTTATAGACCGTTTCAACGGTTCGCCTACAAACGCCGCTATAATTTCGTCGTATATTGATTTGATTTACGGTCAAGGTTTAAATTGCAGAAATAAAAACCTTTCGCAGTGGATTAATTTCGTGACTATTTTAAACAAAAAAGAACTTCGCAAAATTATTGCAGACTTCGAACTATTTGGCGAGGCTTCAATGCAAGTCGTTAGAGCAAAAAATGGCAAAGATTTAGGGGCGATTTACCATTTACCTAAGCAATTAGTAGTACCAGCCTTAGAAAATGAAGACGGCGAAATAGATACTTATTTTTATTCAAGGGATTGGACAAACATCACTAAATATCCAGCTCAATCTTTTCCAGCGTTTGGAACTTCGAAAGAGAATATCGAAATCTATTGTATTAAACCATACAAAGCGGGTAAAAATTATTTTTCAGACCCTGATTATTTGTCCGCACTTCCTTATGCTGAAATGGAAGAGGAATTGGCAAATTTTTATATCAATTCTATCAAAAAAGGATTAAGCGCGGGGTATATTATCAATATTCCAGACGGTGGCACTTTGACGCCTGAAGCAAAAGACGAATTAGAAACTAAGATAAAACAAAAATTAACTGGCAGTCCAAACGCTATGAACTTTGTGATTAGTTTCAATGGGCGTGATGCTGAAATTACAATCATACCATTTCCTGTAAACGATGCACAGCATAAACAGTGGGAGTACCTAACCGGGGAAAGTCGCCAACAGATAATGACCGGGCACAAAGTTGTATCGCCAAAATTGTTCGGTATTATGTCAGAGGGTGGATTGGGAAATAACGCAAACGAATTAGACGAAGCTGAGGGGCAATTGATGAAAAGAGTAATCGCTCCAAAACAATCGTTTATAATTGAAGCGTTGGAGGAAATCCTAACGGCTTACAACATCGGATTGGACTTATATTTTATTCCACTTTCCGAAAAGTCAACTACTACTCAGATGAGTAGTGATGAAAAAAAAAACATTGATTTAAGTGAATACGGAGAGGATGAAGATTTAGAAAATTACGAATTAATCGACGTTAAACCCGTAGATTATGATGAAGAGGACAGGTTAGAATTAGCGGAAGTAAGTAGCGGAATTGCAAAACCAAACACAAAATCAAAATGGGATACTGAATACTATATATTCCGCTATCGGTACGCAGGAAATCAAAACCCTGAAAGGCAATTTTGTAAAGAAATGATGCGTAGGAATAAGATTTACAGGCGTGAAGATATAGAACTAATGGGAGAGAGAAATGTAAACCCCGGGTTTGGAATGCACCCGACACCAGATAAGCCTTATTCGATTTGGAAACATAAAGGCGGTGGCTTATTAAGTGCGAATTTTACGGGGGGAACTTGTAAGCACTATTGGGAGAAATTAACTTATAGAAAAAAAGGCGTGAAAGTGGATGTTAATAATCCTAAAAACACACCAAAAGAAAGTAGAGCATCAGGAATAGCGGGAATAGCACCGCACGATATATAATATTATGGCAGAACTTTTATTTGTAACACCACAAGAGATGACGAGTTCCACTATTTTAAGTGGCAATACGGATACTGATAAATACCTATTCTGTATTTTACAGGCTCAAATAACTACTATCGAGCCTTTGCTCGGGAGCGAACTATACGACAAAATTATAAGCGATATTGAAGCGGAAACATTAACAGGCTTGTATCTTGAATTATACATTGATTTTATCAAGCCAATTACTAAAAATGAAGCCTTGGCGCAGTATATAGAAATCGCTTCTTATATGGTCGATAATGCAGGAATTTATAAACGTAGTGGCGAAAATGTAGAGGTGGTCGATAAAGACGAAGTTCAATATTTGTCAGGTAAATACAAATCTTTGGCGCAAATGTATGTAACAAGATTTGAAAAATGGATTTGTAAAAATCCGTTAATTGAATATAAGACGATCCAAGATGAAGTTAACGCACTCAAAAATATCAATCTAAATGTTGGATGGAAATTATAGCAGGAAGTGTAAAAACAATTTAGGCGGAGTTAAAGCTGTCTGGTTATTAAGATGGCAACCTTACAGCCGTTCGCAAATTGTTACAAGTGGAAATTATTTAGTTTCTTTTCCGGAAACTTTTATTTTTAAGTTTGAAAGTTTAACCACGCCAAACGCAAATGAAGTTCAACAGGAAAATGAGGGCGGAAAATTTTTTGAACAAAGTTTGTCAATGACTTTCAAGGCTGATAATGCCAAGGAGTTTGATTTATTATTGAAAAACGATTGGAGGGTAGCGTTTCAAGATAACAATGGTTTATATCGTATCTTTGGACTTTACAACGGTATGCAATGCGGAAACGTTGATTTTAAAACAGGCGGAGGGAAATCCGATTTAAACGGTTATACTTTTACGCTTACAGCGCAAGAAGAAAAGCAAAGTTTGTTTATAGAAAGTTTAGAAGAAACAGGATTGATTGAGGAAGGATTTGATTACTATTTAGATTTTAATATTTATGGCTAAAATAACATACACGAATAAAGTAAAGATTAAGGATATTCCAGTAGCGGAAGTCAATAAGTTCACGGCGGACAATGCCAACGAAATTAAGACCATCGTTAATGAGTTGGATGATATTAAAGATAATATCGCAAACAAAAGTCAAGCGGTAGAAACCGACAAACTTTCTGTTACTAAATATCCAAGCGTAAAGGCTTTGTATGATTGGGCGGTTGGAAAGTTTCAATCTATTCTAGTTTCGGGTAGCAACATCAAAACCATAAACGGATCTTCGATTTTAGGAAGTGGCGACATTACAATTGGTGGAGGCGGTGGTGGTAGTGGCGATATGGTCTTAGCTGATGCGCAAACTGTTTCAGGATTGAAAACTTTTTTAAACGGAATGTTTGGACTTAGAAACGTAGCTAATACATTTACTTCTTTTTTCACCAATACAAACACGGCTTCGAGGACTTATACTTTACCAAACAAAGACGGAACTATTGCAATGCTTTCTGATGTAATATCTCCAAATTCTGTAAATGAATTTACAGAAATACAGAAATTTACAAAGGGTGTTTATTTACTAGATGAATCAACTTCTACTAATATAAAAAAATTAATAGTAAGAAGCAATCCGTCTAATAGTGAAGCTGCTTCAACAAATCCTTGGATGTATGATTTTGTTGCAAAAGGAAGGTTTGAAGCAAATGGTTGGTTTGGAGGCTTTAATTTTTATTCTAAAGATAGCGTGCAAGAAATTTTAATGATGAAGCTTGCTACTGACGCTTTTGGAATTAATCAAGCAAATATATATGGAAACTTAGTTTTAAGCGGAAATTTAACACTTGGCGGAGCTTTAACTCAGGCTTATATATTATTGGCTAGGAATAGCAATAAGATTATTGATGCAGGAAATTATGAAAACTTAACTTATGCCGTAAAAGGATTTACTACGTCTCCTTACAGAATTGTTGAGTATAGAGCTTCAGCAGGCGGGGGTCCAGGATGGCATGCTAAACAACAATTTTGGGTAAAATCACATAATGATACTGTAGAAAGACTTGCTTTTGAAATAGAATCAAAAGACAACGGAATACCAATAATAAGAGCGTTGGGTGATTTTAAACCCAATCAACTAGACCTATCAGGTTTAGGTTTATACGCAACAGATGCGGCTGCTGCAACTGGCGGGGTGGCGGTTGGTTTTGCTTATATTAATAGTTCAACAGGGACTGTACAAAGAAGATTAGTTTAATTAAATATTATAATTATGATACAGACAAAAACACCAATAATTTACGGTGCAAGAAATGACAAAAACGGAATAATACTTGTTGAAGCTATTCCTTTAATTACAACAAATTTAGGCACTAATTATTTGATAAATGACTGGGCTAAAGTTGATGGAGAATTAGTAATCAACAATGCAAAGGAAGTGTTTTACACCAATGAACAAATCAACGGTTTAGATGCTTATATCGAATCTAACTTTTCGCAAATGCTTTTCGGACTTTCTAAAACAGATAAAGAATGGAAAAAAAGACAAATTGCTTTATTAATAGACACGCAAACTAACTTGTTGCCTAGTGGCACGACTATTTACGGATTACAGCCAAACGACTGGGAATTTTCAGAATAATGGGAGCGATATTATTTTTAATAGCGTACATACTTTTTTTACCGTTAGCGGTAATAAACTATCTTGTGGTTAAGAATAAGAACGGTTATTTTAAAAGTAGCGCCATCAACTTGGACAAATACGCAAATCGAAAATTTAGAACGCTTTTGAACAAGACTTTAAGAACAGAAAATGGGTATCATTTCGGGAATATTGAAGAGACCATTTCAAGCGCGTTGGGAAAAAACGAAAGGGACAAAACACTCACAAAAACAGGTA